TTAAATCAGGGAACCTACGGTTCCCCGAACCCCTCCCTTTTGGTTTGATTGTAGGTTTATAAAGCATTATTATCTTTTGGTTTGATTGTAGGTTTATATAAGCCGTGTTTGCTTATATAAAGGGAGGGGTAAAGCGAAGCGGCGGTATGGAAATCGAAGATTTCTGAAGAACCTTAGCAAGCAAAAGGTTCCCTGATTTAGAGTCCACCGGGGAATCCTACAAGATTGGCGCCAATGCCGAAGCCTGCACCACCACGGGCTGATGAAGCCATGGAAGGGACGAACACATCCAACACGCTAAATGTGGCGGCGGCGGTGAGGGCAATAATCACGACCTCCTCTACCTTAAGGGAGTGCTTGGGGATAGCATAAGCGGCAATGGCGACCATGATGCCCTCTACAATGTATTTTATAGCTCTCTTGACGAGTTCACTGAAATCGAAAACGTTGCTCATATATTATACTCTACGAAAATAAATAATAAGGATGAAAATCACTTAAACATTCTCGGCGATACATTGCATAGTAATTTCGCTAAATGTCGGGATTTGAGAGAAAGAATTTGCCAAATGGCGACGCCAATCCTAAATATATTGATTTGTTGGACGAAGATGACGCGCTCGCTGGACAAAAATTTGCGTGCATGTCTTTCGTATCCCCCGAAAAGATCCTAAAGAAGCGCGAGGTGTATTTGTTTGATCAATTCGTGCAACAATGGGATATGTCTAAATCGATGTCTAAATTCTCCGATTTCGTGAATTTTATTTCGTATAAATATAACCTAAAGGTGGAATCGGTAATTGAGGATTTCAATGAGTTTGTCAAGGAGGAAGAGTCGAAGATCAAAGCGGACTCTGTGTTGGACGATTATAAGACGTTTTTGGATAAGCAAGAGGATCGTCTGACGCAGGTTTTCCAGCGCGAGAATGCGTTTCAGACGTCGACGCGTGGTCTAAAGATCCGCGGAACGTACGGAACTCAGGAAGAAGCGGAGATTCGCTGTAAGAAGCTAAGAGAGCTCGATCCGAACCATGATATTTACGTGGGTCCTGTGGGTATGTGGATTCCTTGGGACCCAGATGCGTATAAGACGGGGCGCGTGGAGTTCATGGAGGAGGAACTCAATCAACTACATCAGGAGAAGGTAAAAAATGAGACCAAGGCGAAGGAGGAATTTGACCGTCGTGTCAAAGAAACAAAGCGTAAGGCTATTGAGGAGAATATTAAGTTGGCGGAGAAGTCGGGTAACGTTTTGACACAGACCATGGATTCGGAGGGCAATTTGATTGGTGTACGTGATACAGTGGATTTTGATAGCCGTGAGGTTGCGAATGCAGCGGATCAGCGTGCGGAGTTTTTGAAGACAGCTGCGAACGCTGGTGTGACTTTGGATAATATCACAGAAAGGTCCGCGGAGGCTTAAATCTGCTATGATTAAGGTCTATCATAAGTAGGCGTAGTAAACTTGACAAAAGGGTAAACGGGATTAGACATAATTACTATAATTACGCAAAATAGAACAAACATCTTGCTTAAAAGTGGATATTTTTCTTGCTTTTGAATATATTCAAAATCGCAGAATGTATTGTAAAACTCTAGGTCCGGGTGCAGAAATAGACCAGTGGTCGCGGGGCAAGTATTGTTTTCAATATGATAATGACTTTGAATAACTAAACACTGTTTACTAATATTTGACTGGTGTTCTATTTGTCGCGCTAACTTTGCGGCAGCTTCAGTGGAGCGTCTGCGACGCCTAGAAGCACGAGAAGCTGAAATGTTCATGCTATTGGTAAGCATGAACATTACGAAAAGGATACGACGGATCGACATTTTGTTTGATGTTTGGAGATGTTGATGAATTTTGAGTCAGGATCAATTTTTGATTTAATGTCTTACACCATTTCGCATTGAAAATGCGAAATGTAACGTTGCCGATAAATGAATTAAAAGGCAAATCTCCGTANGAGATTTGTCCCATTTTAAATCTTCATCGGTGTAAAATTGAAACCGGCTTACANTAATATATAACCTCCACCCCTTAAAACATGGAACAACGTTCTAATATGATTACCGCGTTTGAATATGCTACATCGTTGATCGGCGCGCCTTTTCGCTGGTATGACCCAGAATTGGATTCTTTCATTGGAACGGATAAGTTTTGGTGCGAAAACGCTTCTCCTCCTACTGCATCGGATATTATAGAAAATGATAAATCTATTGTATGCGCCGGATTCCCAAATTTATTGAGAAGAAAACTCGGTTTATGTATTCCCGGAATAAATGGAAATATCAACGGAAAATACAAAGAGTTATATAAGACGTTCCCGGGTGGAACTGATGCCTGGTTTCTATATTTGTTTCAGAGAAAACGTCTGGAAAAGCTGGATATGAAGAAGCGATATCCAAAGGGGACATTGCTTTTGGCGAGATTTAAAGATAACGAAACTGATCAGGGACATCTTGCGGTTGTCTATGAAGACGACGACGAAAGCAAAACTATAAATGACCAACTCATTATACATTCAGTTCCAGACATTTTATACACGGATAGGGATAAACACAAAAATCACGGTTCCGTGAAAGCCGAGCTCTATAGTATCTCAAACAACGAATTCAAATACAAAGGAAAAAAGAGTTATTATACGTATATTTGTCTTCCGGAAAATTGGTTGTTATTGGATTAATCGTCCTCGCTATCACTCTCGGACTCTACATCACTTGTATCGTCTTGTTCAGACTCGGTTTGAGCAGGGTGGCGAATTTTATCGAGCTCCTCCTTGGTCATGATTCTCCCCGTGCTAAGATACATATCCACTTTGGAACTAATACGCTTGAGTTTATCCACTGTAATATTATTTGCTCCCGCCACAATATACGCCTCAGAAGCGCCTTCGTCGCCGCGCCGAAGCTTAGACAAATATGTCGCCCATTTTTTCTGGATTTGAACAATAGTAGTCGGATTCATCAAAATGTCATACAAAATCGCGCCCAAATATTTTCCGACTGTCCACTGAGATCTCGTTGTTCGCCTATTGGCTAGAGGGAATAGTTCATCGGCTTGTAGAAACACATCAAATGTATTGTTAAGGACATCGACTACGCGATCTCTATCAATCGGCGTTTGGTCTTCCACATTGTCCTCTTGGCGCGCAAACAATTTTGTAATAAACATGGGTCCATGGACCGCGCCAGACACTAGTGCAATCGCACTCTCCAAATTCCGCTTTTTATCGTTATCCTTATTACGTGTATCAAAGAAGCAATCATTGACTCGTGTGCGTAGAGGATGATCATCATCATTAAGGAGAGAAAGCGCCTCGCGGACAAGCGGAGAATCCTCCTCGGACATGGAATAAAGCTGACCATCGGAAACGCGAATATTTTTATTGAGTCTGCGAAACATCTCGCGGGTTTGCTTACTCGTGAGATTACGCATCACAACCAAAGTAATTGGATGTGATTCGACTGCGCGAGTTTCAACTGGAATGAGTTCGCGGACGTCTCCGTTTAGAAGACGGCGGAACGTGGTGATACGGTTTCCGCCTTCCATAACTTCGCGGCGCTCTAACCCGTTGACAATACGCGATGAACAAATAATCGGGGGAATATAATAACCTTGTAGAATACTATCCAAGAGCTTGAGTTGCATATCCTTGGACCAAACAAACGCGCGATTACGGCGATGAATATGAATCGGTTTGGACTCATCATACCCCGGGGCGTCTCTACGTCCGGAGAAGTCTCCGTTGAGGGCGCAGATCGTGGTCTGGATATTCTCGGTGCGAATGATGGCTGACATTTTTGGAGTGGCTATTTTGTGTTGATGAGTTGACGGGGGTTGGTGGTTTCAATTTTTTATCTATCCTTAAAACAACACCTCATTTATTTTACTTAATACATCGGATAAATCAAACGATTTGCAATTTGGATCATATCTGATAAATTTGTTACCAAGTGAAACAATATAATCCTCTCTTATTTTTTCCTTGATCGGATCTCTATCGCTATGATTGTTTTCATCGCATTCGATTACTAATCTATAATCAATAAAATATAAATCGACTCTATATTTATCGAAAATATATTGCCGTTTCACATTAAATGTTTTACGATAAGCATTTTCAATAAACCCTATAGTTTGATTTTCAACGCACATGCCGATGTTTATAGATTTTATATTGTCATTTATCTCCACTATATAACGATTTCTTAAATTATAAGTGTTTTTCAAAAGATCGAATGCATCTTGTGTTAACATGAATACTATTTTATTTTGCCCACCGTATTTATTTGTGTTTTTGAATTTATCCTTTTCAATAATATAGTGTACATTTTCTCTGTAGTTTTTCTTCATATGGGTCACAAGTCTGAACTTCTTTGCCAAATACAACAAATCGTCTAGGTTTCTAGTAAAGTCACCCATATTATTTTTTTAATACGTACGTTTTTAAGGCATTTCAATTTTTTGTATCATATTGTTTTATTTATAAATAAACAGTTTGAAATAGAGATTTATAATAAATTATTGCTTTTATTTTTTTAAAGCAAGATTTATTACCATATATTTCGATCAGGACGAAACCTGAACGAGATTCTTATCATAATGGTAACACAAAAAAAACCGCTCCCACAAATTCAGGAATAGTTTAATATTTCTTTTGTTACAACAAAAGCAAGATTCACTTCTAATATGCTAACATGTTTTTATGAATGATATTTTATAAAACCGCTTTTGAAAATGTAAAGCGGATGAATCTTACTTTCCCGGGTAGGAAAGTAAGATTCTTTACCATTATGCTAACGCGTTTTCCGGTCCATGTTCGCCATCGAGTCCCATGGTAACATTTCTACCATTTACCGCCCGTGGTTTTTTTCACGTTGATAGATGGTGCGCTCTTTTTCTTCGCCTTACTCGGATCGTATTCTTCCTCGTCGTCTGAACCCATACCCTTGGAAATATCCCAGAATTCTTTAGAGCCCAACTTGAAATCGGGTCGTGGTTCTGCCTTATACCAGAAGATCTGATCGTTCAGTTTGTTCGATTTCGCGTTGTTATTTATGACCAGACATTCGAAATTTTCGGTGGTTTGATCCATGACAGAGCAAAATGACTCGAGGGTTGGGAACATGGACGCGTAGTTCTCCCAGATACGCTTTCGATTGGCGAAGTATGGCTCGCGAAGAATAAAAACATAATCGATGTTAGTGCGTAGATTGGGTGGGATACCTAAGGGATATTGCATTGTGATGATCAGCATGACCTTCCAATGACGTCCGTTCATGAAGAGGAGCCGCATCATCTTATCACGCGCCCAAGTGTTATCATACAAGCAATCGTCTAAAATCACAAAAGTACGAGGATCAATAGTGGTACGACGATATTGTTCAACTTCTTTGTTCATCTGCTTCAAGACAGCGCGCTGTCTTCGCAAAACATTCTCGATCAATACTGTGTTGTATTCCTCATGAATGAAGAGCTTAGGAACATGACTCGCATAGAAGCCGTTACCAGCTTCTGTTCCTGAAATAACAGTGCCAATAGGAATGTCTTGGTGGTGATATAGCAAATCTCTTACTAAATAAGACTTACCAGTATCACGACGTCCAATCATAACAATAACAGGACCCTTGTTTTCGTCGGGACGAAAAGTGATCCAGCGCATATCGAATTTCTTTAATTCTAGTGACATTATACGAATATTATAAGATAACATTAAAAAAAATATGAGTAAACGATATATGGCAAAACGAACTCGTGATAGAAAATCTCCTTCGAAATCAAAATCGTTTTTTTCTAATCTTAGAGCAAGAACGCGAAGAATAAAAAATCGTGCAAAAGCGGCATTCGGTCTAAACATATCCACTCCGGATCAAATTGAATTAGACGAAGAAGACGATCGCCAATTACTTAAAAAAGAGACCAAGCGGATAGAAAATGTTTCTAAAAACGTCGAACGTATTCGAATAACCACCAAATTGGATTTAGAGACTGATTTTTTGAAAGATTGCGATATGACTATAGGCGAGCGTTATTATATTATCGACATTGGACTCGGTCAAATAAGCACGGGAATATATCAAGGATTTTCCAATCCAGACGACGGAAAAACTATTGTCGTTTTCTCAGACATAAAATCAATAAATCGTCTACCCGAAACATCCCCTGTTGAATTTAATAAAAGTATTGATCTGTATCATAGAACCCCAGGATATCCGGAAACATCGGATTTGCTGCCGCTCATCGTTCCAGACATCAAATTGTATTCCTATAACATTTACCCAAACACGTATTTGTATAGCATTTCACCAAAGAAACCTGGTAGAAAGCCATTGGACGAAATTCTTCGCCTAAGACATGATCTAAAGAAAGTAACTGTTCTAAAGCCTGGCAAAGAATACTATATTGATAACTATAATAATGATCTTTCAAATAGATATGTCATGGAACATGGTATTTGCGAAAGAGTTATAAATTACGGAGATCCGAATATTAAATTTTATCATAATGGCGCTCTATTTAAAGAATTAAAACAATTATATATTTCCACCAAAGATATCGGAACAAATAACGGCGATTTATTAGGAAATTGTTCCGGTGGGAATTGTAATTCAAGTGACGGAATCGAAGCCTTTTTAGAAGAAAATGTCCCATGCAATTTCCGAAACTCGTCGTATCATACATTTTATGAGGTCGATAAAAAAAAGCTAATAAGCCAATTAAGATCGAAACGAGCAAACCTAGGTCCCGATACGAATAAAGGTATTGATAGCTTAATCGGCAGCTTTTTACGTGGATAGCATCAAGTCTTCGTAAAAACCCGTCGTTTTTATTCTTGAATACCTTATATTTAGGATATGACAGATAAGCCTATGAAAATACATTATTGCAAGTATGCGAGATCCGACGAAACCGACAGCCAGAAACCGAGGTTTATCGATTTAGACGAACTTGGAACCGATTATAAAAACGACACTAGAAATCCGTTTTTGATACGCAATTTGCAGCTATATAATCCTATTTACTCACAATTCTTCGAGATGACCGAAAAAAACGCCGAGGTCATGTCATTAAATAACGTTTATCATATGCGAAATATGAACCTTATCTATGACATCCGCAACGACCTCGTGATGGAAAAACCGGTGTTTATTAAATTCTCTCCTCTCTTGGACCCTATTCGGTATATGATTGGCAAATACGACGTCACCGATCCGCGCATTCGCACGATGCCGTCAATCAATAGCACCGAAGAATCCATTAATTCCAAGATTTTATCGCATCAAAATTCATCATATATCGACTGTTTTTTTAGTTACTTGACGAGCGGATTACTCCATAACCATGGGTTTTTGAACGGCGTGGATTTCTATGGGTCTTATTTGGGCGTCCAAGATAGTTTCCGCGCATGTGTAACCGACGATTTGGATTATTTAAGAGAATCCGAGTTTTTCAATAAGAATGTAGGCGTGCTATTTTCCGTTGAAGATGATTGTTTGAAACAAGATCGGGAACTTTACGGAATTGCCGGTTCGCGTGGCAATAAATGCAAACTCAATTTTGGAGAAACCAGACATAACAATAGCGAAATGTCTATTACAGTATTGGACAATGATTTGACAGTATCGGAATCCAATGCTCCTCTTGAGGATGAAATAAATGCCGACAAACTCGTATATGAAAAACCGTGTTCGAATTCATCAAAATCATCATCGGCGTCTTCTGATGATAGTAAGATGAACTATAGTTCAGAGAGCGAATCGGAGGATGACGACGACGGTTCAGAAGAAGGCGGCGACTCAGATGAAGAATCTTGGGAAACGGAACCAGAACGAGAAGACGACAGCAATGACTCTCAAGAAGAAGATGAGGAAGAAGTATATGGATACATCAAAGACTTCCCTATCCAACTCATATGCTTGGAAAAATGCACAGGAACCTTGGACGAGCTATTTGTAAAAGAAAAAATAGACGAGCAATCCGGAGCAGCTGCGCTTTTCCAAGTCGTAATGTCGCTATTAATGTTACAAAAAACATTTAAATTCACACATAATGATTTACATACCAATAACATTATGTACGTGGATACGACCCTGGAACATTTGACGTATAAATTCGACGAAAAAGTATACAAAGTCCCTACCTACGGTAAAATATTCAAGCTCATTGATTTCGGGCGCGCTATTTATAGATTCCAAGATAAGATCTTCTGTAGTGATAGTTTTGCGCCGGGTGGCGACGCCTCTACCCAATACAACTGCGAACCGTTTTTAAACAAAAGCAAACCTCGACTAGAGCCCAATATGAGCTTTGATTTATGCCGGCTCGGATCTTCAATATTCGATTTTCTAATGGACGAATGTCTACCTGTTTCCAAAATGGACGAGTTACAAAAAACCATTCATCGCTGGTGTTCGGATGATAACGGAAAGAATGTTCTTTATAAGAAGAACGGCGAAGAGCGTTATCCGAATTTCAAGCTATACAAAATGATTGCACGCACGGTTCATCGACATACACCAGAAGCACAACTCGAATTCCCGTTTTTCTCTCAGTTTTTGGTAGAATCCACCGAAAAATCTATCAATATTGATATCGACGCCGTACCTTGTTATGCAAGTAAATAGTAGATTGATTCACTTAACTTATTTCGAATACATATTACATGATGTATTTGAAACTAAAATGCGGGGACATCTGTGAAAATCTCAGTAGCAACGGGGTTCAGTGCTTTTGTCTCGGTGACTGCGTTGAAGAAATCGATCAGCGTGCCTTGGAAATGGAAGAATGCGAAGGACCCCGAAATTGAACATACTAAAACGACTAAAGCGTCGCGTATGATTTCCTTCAAGGGTTTGACTTCTTGACCCAGAAAACGCTGTTCTACATATTTCGTTGCGCAAAATAAGAGCGTGATAATAACTGCTAGAACAAATGTTTTATCCATTATACAAAATAATAAAACAATTTCTTATTATATTATACGCGCCTAATTCAACTCTTCAAAATCAAATACTGGAGAGCTATCCATAACAGACCCCGGCGGTTTCGAGGGGTCTAAATCTAAGATATCTAAAGCTGAAATATCCAAGGCGTCGGTGTGAATCTTAATCCGATCCTCGTCCTCTTCAGCTTCCTCCTCCAATTTACGTTGAATCGCGCGCGATGTGCTTATTTCCTCTAAGCGTTCAATCGTCTTTGGCGCTGTTACCGATTCCACATTGTCAGATCCGTTCAAAACACTGTCTATATCGTTGAAAGTCAGGCGGGTTACAGCGGCTTCTTCATCCACATTTTTCACGGAAGGAACTACGGGCGCAGACTCTTCTTCTTCGGGTTTCTTGGATTCATCGGAAGGCGCCTGACTTGCAGGCACTTGGTCTAACACTGGTTCCTTTACGTTTTCGATGAATACCTCTTCTTCCTGTTCCACGCTTTCGTCCATGTATGCGCGAATAATTGCCTCCGTAGGTATAGACTCGCGGATAGTGGTCAAAATACACTCCTGGATAATATTCTCGAGTTCACGGCTGTTTTTCTGTATCTGTAAAGGACCCACATTCTTCTCAAACAAATACACATTCATATATACCTTTCTGGCAACATGAATATATATCTTATGAATGAAATGATCAAGCTTGGGAATCGAGATATCGATCTTTTTTTGTTTGCTTCCAACGCGAATACACGTTAAAACCTTGAGTTGAATAATATGCACACATGTGATCAAATCCTCTAAATAATTACATCCACTACGTTCAATGATTCGCTTGCGTTCCTCCTCAACAATGACAGAATTCCACTTCGGTACACGCGACAAAAGGTTCTGAAAAGTCATCAAATACTTCCCNACTTCGTCTGTTTCCACGCACATTTTCCAAGCTTCATTAAANATAGAGCGTACGCCCTCCGAAACTAGGGGAGAGAAAATGCTCACTAAACGCGCACACCACTCATTCCGAGATTCGTGTAAATTAGCAATTACGAAATCGTCCATTTATTATATTATCTAAACATTGCTTAAGTAGGTTTCAAACGAGATCGATTATGCTAGTTATCGAATTTCTTATTTTATCTTTATCTAAAACGTCCAATGCATTTGAAATAAATAATGGCTCATTATACATTTTTGAATATAAGTCCTCGTTATTATCAAGAGCTTCTATTCTTTCAATCAATTCACTCAAATCCGATTCGGTATAATTCGGTTGTAGATATAATATAGATTTCATGTTAATATAATCTGAAACATTAGGACATCCCCAATATATGGGTATTGTGTTACAATGATAAGCGTTCATCAATTTTTCAGTTAAATAATTATGACGCGATACATTTTCAAAACATATTGTAAATTTATAATCACTTAAGAAACTACAATACTCTTCTGACTCGTAAGTTCCGGGGCAGTTATATCCTAAATTATTCATAAATTTCCCACAAGAATCCACCTTTTTATATTTTGACAATCGTATAAAAAAATCATTTCGCTCTTTACAACTTCCGTTGCTTACTGAAAATAAACAAAACTTTTTCTTAGGCAAATAATTCCTCGTCTTCATAAACTTAGAAGGATCAATAACATTTTTCAATATATGATAAAATCCAAANGGAATTATTACAACATTTGAATGGTCGATTGGATTCACTGGAATGATGTTTACATCAAATAAGGATGGATCATGATATCTAGATTCTCCCGAAAATTGGACATATAGAGTTTTTTCATTTTTAGTAGAAGGGGGCTCGCCAAATACAGAATATATCTCTATTTTTTTATAATTGTCTTTTATTTCTCGTTTATCAAATAATTCAGAAAAAAGCTTCGTTGACACATCGTCGTCGTCCCACCACGAGTGTAATGTAATTTCGAGAGTTGATTCAAATCCTTCCAAATAGAACGGAACAAAAAAATTTACCAGTATTATAACGGTCAATAAAGTTATTAATATAACAAAGAACCTCCTTTTCATTACATTAACTTCATATTTTTATAGCGAATCTTTTTCGTATGCACGTATCATATTTTGTTTATAAGGATTATGAATCGATTTCACATGATCTTGGTGTATAAATGAATCATTATCCGACGAAAATACAAAATATGGATATTTGTAGACGTAAGTATTCAAATTATTGTATATATAGACATCAGATACGTGCAATTCATCGTTTAAGTTATATTTATTGCTATTGTAAGACATATTTATTATTTTTTTAGCACCGCGTTTATTTATCAAATAAGACAATGTCCCCGTCTCTCCGTTATGTTTTTTATATTCCGTTTCGATAAAAGTTGGTGTACTTAACCCATAATATAACATAATGATTTCCCAGTCGGGGGGTGCGTCATTGATTATTTCGCCTATACTTTTTTTCCAATAAGATTTAAATTCTAATGTAATGTCGTCTTCAAATATAATAGCATTATCGTAATCCGATCTAGAAAATTCATTAATTGCATCTAAATGTGACAATAAACATCCATATTCGGAATCACTTCTTTCCTTTTGTTTACTGTATTGTCCTATTTTCTTATACATTTCATCGGGATGTTTCCCATCAGTCGCAGTTATTCTAATATTTGGAACATTTTCAAAAACGGGATCTTCGAATAGTTTGTTCATATTTTTTCTTCTATCATGAGCTCTGTCCAAATTTATCCAATAAATTACATCCAGACCTTTCATATAATCTTTTTCAAAATTTTCTCTGTGTTTGAAACATAAATAATAGACTAAATAGGATACTATTGAAACTAATAATATAAATAATATATAATATCTAGGGTTATTGCGTCTTGCCATACATATACATATTATTTTATACTATAGTAACAATATAGTAGTATAAAATAGAGGGAACCCTAGAATAAGGAATATATTTTCCAAGCCTTCCTCTTCTAGGATACGTAGAAGATCAACCAGAAATCAGCAAAAAATCCAATAAATATAACATCAACAATTTCTCGCATCGATATTCCGCCTTAATTTTATGGAATGCCATTGTTAATTCCGCCTTTTTCAGTGCCGACCACTTGTCCGATCGTTTTATCCATGTAATCAGGTCTACACAAGAAGCACCCGCTTCATATGCATTAGATACTATGTCAACAAGTTCCACATGAGAAGCTGGCGTCTCGGAAAGTGCGGCATCAAACCAATCGGCTTTGGATAACGGCGCACCGTATTTTTGTTGTAAATGGTATTGGTGTAGATTCTGTACATTTCCATTAGAATCAATATACTCAGGGACGTAAATCTCACAAAACCGCGACAAAATCGGATTCAGTAATTTATGCTTGTTTTCCACCACGATGAAAAACCGCGTATTATAACTGAAAAGCTCAATGCATCTACGCAGTGCCGATTGAGCGTCAATGGTCAAGCTATCAGCGTTGAATAGGACGATGGTCTTGAACATGACCCCCTTGATACTTTGGACGCCTTGGATGTTGGTTTTAGCGAAAAACTTGAGTTCGTCGCGGATGAATTTAATTCCCTTCCCATGCGCACAATTGACGAACATGACATTACTTTTGAGTTTTTGTTTATCATATCCGTAAATCTTATTTAGGAAGTCGTATACTAGAGTTCGCTTTCCAGTGCCCGGAGAACCATGGAAAATAAGGTGGGGGATTTTCTGTGTCTCGTAGAAATAGTGGAGCTTTCGTTTGATATTTTCGTGGAGATTTAACTGTTGGTTCATTATTTGGTATTCGATAAATATATTTAAGTGGTTTGGTTTTTATATGCGTATAATATAAAAACCATGGCAATTAGAAAAAATAGAAGAATGCAAAAAGGTGGAGCTTGGATGTGGCCACTTAGTTTAATATTTAAAAATGATGATACATCAGTCAAACCGCAGGATAATGCTGCAAATGAATCGCCAACAGATAATGCTGCAAATGAATCGAGAACGGACGATGCTGCAAACCAACAACGAACGGATTCGAATGAAGCAAACATAAACCAGAGACCTCTACCGCAATCGGGTATGCCTAAGAATACAGCCACCTCGATGGGCGGAAAATTCAGAGGAGGAAAATCCAATCGCCGCAGTAAATCCAAGAAATCGCGTAGAACTAAGCGCCGCCAATGAGTATATTTTGACAATCTTGTCACTCGATTTTCACGATCTTCTCAGTCGATTTTCACAATCTTCTCAGTCGATTTTCACAATCTTGGACATTGCCTTGGTCTGTAAGTATCGATCCGAATGCATCGTACGTCGCCTCAAATTACATCGCAAACAAGACAAAACCACATTATCGCGATTATGACCCCTAGAATTATCCAAGCGTTCTAGCGTCCACTGTTTCGGATCACGGACGTATTCGTATAAAACCAGTGTCCCCTCTTTACAGTAATAGCACGACAAACAAGACCCCTTCATGAGTTCCAACACATCCGCCTTGGAAACTAATAAATCAAGATCCAGTAATTCTTTTTCTGTATCTTGACTCCGGTATCCCGAGATTTTATTGGCGATTTGTGTTAAAATAAACTCGCTCGTTTTCGATAAGGGCGTTGATGATTCG